CGATTTTTCGAAGTTCGTCACTTCCACACGCACCGGAAGCAACTCCCGACACCCTGCCAAATTTTCGTCGAAAATTACAGGTTAGACTAAATACCCATACAAACACACCCCGGATCGGGCCCACGTGCCAGGCACCCCTGTGCGCCAAATAATGAAACTGACCACCTGAAAAATTTTCACCCCGTCCCAGCTTTCCATTTTTTTAAAATAATCGTGGTTATGGGTCCACTCCTCGAAATCCAGAATGACGTCGGTACGTGGCTCAGAGACCACACTGTCGGCCGAAGGGTCTTCAAGTCCCTTATAGAGCGCTCATCCGCTTTCCAGAACTTCTTGAAGGTCCTTGGTCGCCTACAACTGGCAACCCCCAAACTCTCGCGAGACATGGACACGGTTGTGAAGAAACTTCCCCCCTCTGTGGGCACTGTCAAAGATCATTTCACCGACCTGGCAGGTTTGCTCAACCGTGGCAGTAAGGGTAGATGGCCCGCACTGCGCCAAGCGAGACGGGACGAGATCACCATGTTCTGGCTTGACACACTTTACGTGTACTTCTTTGCACATGGGACGAAGAACTCCTGTGAAGATCGAGCCGTAGCTGCCAGTGAGTCAGACTTCTGGGATGAAGAAGCTAACCAAGACCGTTCAGATATGTGGGCCGAGCGACAATCTGCCATGGAAGACATGCTTAGTAACGCCAACGATAATGAATGTCCGTGCTGGCTTGACGGGCCCGAGCCTCACAGGCTTTTCACAGAAGGTCTCACCATGGAGGTCATTGGTCTCCTACCTCTTGAAGTTGACTGTGAGTAGATCCACTACATAGCTTAAAGAATTCTATGTCCTTTATTTAAATGCCACCTACAACTGTTTATGCACTCACAAATCCTTCGTTTGCACCTGTCAAAATTGGCTTTTCTCAAAACGTCAACCAAAGACTTGGTGTGTTGAATTCTAGTGTTCCAGAAAGATTTCATGTGTATTATTCACGTCTCATGCCGACAACCGAACATGCCAGGGATTTAGAAAGACGGTTACACAATCATTTTGCCTCCCATAGAGCACCAAACGGTGAATTTTTTAATGTTGATCCAGATGAAGTCGCCCTCGAAATGTTTCATATGTCCAGAAGTTATCGCACCTAAGTTAGAGATTAGATTTGTAATAAATTCATGGAATCAGTTCAAAAGCTCACCCACATCGAACACATTCTCAAGAGACCTGACTCGTATGTCGGTCCAGTCGAGCAGGGTTCTGAACCCTACTGGATTCTCAATGGGTCCACCTTCACGAAGAAGAACCTCAAGTATTCCCCAGCTCTCTTGAAAATTTTTGATGAAATCCTGGTCAACGCCATCGACCGCAACTCTCTCCACCCCAAGCAGGTTAGTTCCATCTCTGTCAGCATCGATAAGAATGTGGGCTCGGTGACTATCGAGAACAACGGACCCCTCGGTGGTATTGGTGTTCGCATGCATGAAAAAGAGGGTCTCTGGAACCCTGAACTTGTCTTTGGTCACCTTCTCACGAGCACCAACTATGATGACACACAAAAGCGCATCGTGGGTGGTCGCAACGGCTATGGTGCCAAGTTGGCCAATATTTATTCCAGCGACTTCTCGGTGATCATCAAGGATCATGAGACAAAGCATACCTATACCCAAAAATGGTCGAAGAACATGACCATCTGTGACCCCCCAAAAATCAAAAAACATTCCGGTGCCACATCGTCGGTCTCCATTACATTCACACCCGAGTGGAAGAGGTTTGGGATGTCCAAGATGGACGATACCATCTACAATATTTTCCAAAAGAGGGTTTGGGATGCCAACATCTGCACAACACAAAACTGCAAGGTGAAGTTCAATGGGGACGTTCTCCCCAAACAGAACTTTGAAGCCTATGCCAAGATGCATGAAGGCGTCCAAGATGTCGCCTCTGTGTCTGGTGACCGTTGGTCGGTCTGTATTGGTCCATCTGAAAACGGACTCGAGCAAGTCTCTTTCGTCAATGGTATTTGCACCATGAAAGGTGGCACCCACGTGGATCACGCGGCGAATCTCATCGCCAACGGGATCATCGAGGACATGGCGAAGAAGATTAAGCTCAAGCCACAACAGGTGAAGAACGCCTTTACCATCTTTGTGAAGGCGACCATCGAGAACCCAACCTTCTCGAGTCAGGTGAAGTCTGAATGCACCTCAAAGGCTGCTGACTTTGGTTCAAAGTTTGAGCCTCCAAAGAACTTTGTGAAGAACGCGCTCAAGACTGGTATCGCGGATGAACTCACAGCGCTCTCAAAATTCAAGGAGATGAAGGAACTCAAGAAGACGGATGGTGCTCGTAAGTCCAAAATCACTGGGATCCCCAAGTTGGATGACGCGAACAAGGCTGGCACGGCACAATCGGGAAAGTGCACCCTGATCGTCACTGAGGGTGACTCTGCGAAGACTTTGGCTGTGGCGGGTCTTTCGGTGGTGGGTCGAGACCATTATGGTGTTTTCCCTCTCCGTGGTAAGTGTAAGAACGTGAGGGACTCCTCTGTGGCACAGCTCACCTCTAACCAGGAGTTCAATGATCTCAAGAAGATTTTGGGTCTCCAGCAAGGTAAGGAGTATACCAATGTTTCAGAGCTTCGCTACGGTCGCCTCATGATCATGACTGACGCGGACAACGATGGTTCTCATATCAAGGGTCTCATTCTCAACATGTTCCACTACTTTTGGCCATCTCTTCTCAAGTTCAACTTTGTCGTGAGCATGGTCACGCCTATCATCAAAGCTACGAAGGGTTCTGAGACGAAGTCTTTTTACACTGATTCAGCGTTCCGGTCTTGGTATGGAAGTGGTAAATCTGGTTGGAAAATCAAATACTACAAGGGTTTGGGAACCAGCACCAGCGCCGAGGCACGTGAATATTTCAAGAAGATTCAAGATCTCACCGTCAAATTTGATGTGGACACCATGACCGATGAGTCCATCATCCTCGCGTTTGACAAGAAGAAAGCGGATGCGAGAAAGACGTGGCTTCTCGAGAGCACCGCTAAGGAAGCGGGTGAACTGGAGGTGGCTTACGGCAACGTGAAGCAGTTGGCCATCACTGACTTTGTCCACAAGGATCTAGTCAATTTCAGTCTCGCTGATCTCAAGCGCTCCATCGCACATGTGGCTGATGGTCTCAAACCTTCCCAGCGTAAGGTGATGTTTTCCTGTTTTCAGAAGAATTTGCGGGACGAGATGAAAGTCGCGCAACTCGCGGCGTATGTGGCCGAGAAGAGTGCGTATCACCATGGTGAAGTTTCTCTCGCCGAGACCATCGTCAAGTTGGCGAACGACTACACTGGATCAAACAACATCAATCTTCTCGAACCCTGTGGTCAGTTTGGAACTCGTTTGATGGGTGGTAAGGACGCGTCTCAGACGAGGTATATTTTTACACGGTTGTCTAATGACACACGGAAGATCTTCGATCCCAAGGATGACGCTGTTCTCACGTATCTCGATGATGATGGGCGCTCAATCGAACCCGAGTTCTACATGCCGGTCATTCCCACTGTGCTGGTCAATGGAACTGAAGGAATCGGGACGGGATTCAGCTGCTACGTTCCCCCCTTCAATCCCGACGACATTAGGGAAAATATTCTACTCTTCACGTCTGGTAAGGAACTCAAGAAAATGAAACCTTGGTTTAAGGGTTTTAAGGGTCGTGTTTTTGAGGATGAAACCGGAGGATGGGTTACTGAAGGTGTTTGGCAGGTCGTGGGAACTACCGTCAAGGTCACGGAGCTTCCTCCCGGAAGGTGGACTCAGGACTATAAGGAATACTTGGACAGCCTCGTCGAGAAGAAGATGATTGGAAGTTTCACAAATAACAGCACCACAGAGTCTGTCGACTTTCTCATCCAAGGATACGTTGGTAAGGACATTGTGAAGGATCTCAAACTTCAAAAGACTATCCGAGACACGAACATGCATCTTTTCCATCCCACCAAGGGTATCTGCAAGTATGAAAACGCCGAGTCAATCTTGTCTGATTTTATTGATCTCCGTGTGGAGTATTACATTAAGCGTAAGGCGTATCTGATTGAAAGCACGAAGAAGAGGTCAGACATTTGTTCCTACCGCGCCCAATTCGTCAAGAAGGTGGTTGACGGTGACATCGTTGTCTTCAAGAAGAAGAAAAAGGATCTCGAACACGAAATCGGTCAGACATTCCCCAAGGTTGACAGTTCATACGATTACCTCCTGCACATTAAAACAATCGACTACACAGAAGAACGAGTCAAAGCTCTCATCGATGAATCTGATAAACTGGAGAGGGAACTCGCTCAACTGCAAGCCATGGGGTTTTTGGACATGTGGAGGAATGATATTAAAAATATGTAAACAATAGTAAGTATGGGTGAAGCTGCTAATCTTTCCTTGAAAGCTTTTGGAAAACAGGACACTTACTTGTTATCCAAAGACCCAGAGAAAACTTTTTTTAATTACCAAGATGTGAAGAAACATTCAGAATTTAGAAAGTTTCATAAGACGAAAAACGTTCTTAATCCAGGTCGCGCGGCTGGATGGCCGTTCAACCAGACTGTCAAAGTTGAGTATGATCCTAAGAACATGGGAGACTTGCTCACAAATCTCTATTTAAAAATTGATTTACCGGCCAAGGAAACGGAGCACGTAAACTACACCACCCCACTTGGTCGTGGATTTCTTAAAAGTATTACGATGTATGTAGATGACATCAAGGTTGAAGAAATCACTGACGACTGGGAGATGATACACGAGTCTCTATACCTGGATCCACAATCCAAGAAGGGTAACTTGGTGCTTCAAAACATGTCACAGGAGTTTACACCCGGTATCTCTGCCCCCTCCAGTTATCAATATTCAAACAGGTTTATAGTTCCACTCTCATTCTTCTTTTCACGCAAATATGGAAAGACGGAGCTCCGCAAGGAAGTCGAAGACCGTCACTACTTTCCTGTGTGTGCGGTTCACAAACAGAAGATCATGTTTGAACTCGTGTTTCATCCACAGAGCTGGTGGCAGGGGTTAGAAAATGAGCATACGCCGACCACAATAGAGCTCAATAATTTTCAGTTGATAAGCGAGGAGATAAAACTCAGTCATGAGGAGAGGCTGTATATGGTAGAAGCAAATCACGAAATCCTAGTTAACGTTTTAAAGAAGCATACATCTTTCACGACCACCCCCGAATCTGATACAACCTTCAAAGTAAATTTAGAACCCAAATCGAAGGTGAAAGCTTTCCATTGGTTCTTCAGAGACAAACTATTTACTACGCAAACGAAGGCGACACATAGGTATGTTACATTTGTGAGAAGTCGTGCAGAAGACTTACAATGGAGCGGTGGAAGTTTATCTGCCTCGATGATTACACGGAACACCCCAATAATGAAAAAGGCTCGTTTCTTTCTGAATGGAGAAAGTTTCCCAAACACCCTCATGGAGAGCCATGAGCACTACAAGTACGCGGTTCCCTACAAATTTGATTTGGGTGTGACTGACGACAGGATCAACATATACACTCAGAGTTTCGCACTCCACCCCTTACATGAAAAATCCACTGGCACCCTCGACTTTGCGGATCTCAATTCTGACAGGACTTTGATTGAATTTGAAATAAACAAACTGTTACCGAACGCTGCACAAACTGAAGTTGGGGCATCACCCGACCCCGCCAATGATCAACCCTTCTCTGGTGAGTTTGAGCTGAACTTGTATTATCTCGAGTTACAGAAGTTCAACTTCTCCAGAGGTTTCATGACAATTGAGTATTAAAAAAAAGATACTTAATAGTAGAATGTACCTCTGTGTCAAAGGTGTTCAGGATGAATGGGTCACCAAATGTCCAGACTATTCACACTTTATATACACGTTTAGGCAACATACGCCGTTTGGTATAGATTTTAGTGACATTCCCTTCACAGGGAATCCAGACTTTGGTGAAATCCTGACGGTAAGAATACCGAGCACGAAAAGTGATTTGTTGAATTCCGTCTCCTTGACAGTCGAGTGGAGATCTGATTACGACGCCATGACGACGGTCGCCAATCCGATCACAAAGCTCATCGAATACGCGGAGTTGACTATAGGTGAACAAGTCATCGACAGAATCTCTGGAGAATACATCTACCTCAGAAACAAGTTGGACACATCCGAACAGCACAAAGATATTGGACTGTATAGAGGTGGTGAAGGATCTACCTTAGAAGGCTACTATCCAACTAAATTTTCTTTAGAGTTGCCATTTTACTTTACAAGGGATAACAAATCTGCGATTCCTCTTTGCAAACTCACTAAACAGCAAGTGACGGTCAGAGTGAAACTTGTGAGTAGGGAAAAGTATTACTCCTATAAGTCGACAGCCTCTAACCTACCCCCCATCGATGACTCGACACAGAAGTTTATCAGTAAGATGTTCTTGACCACGGAGCATGTGTATCTGGGAGAAATGGAGCGAAAGGCGTTTCAAAACAATCACATGGAATATCTCATAACACAGGTGCAACAACACGACACGCGACTGAAAGAAGGAAATAACAAGAAGGTGTTTCTATTGGATTTCAAACATCCCGTGAAGGAACTTTTATTTTTGGGTGAGCCCATGTATACCAACTCGAACGACACGAGAAACAATTACAGGTTTAGGCAGATAAAAAATGTCGAGTTGTGTTTGAACAATGTCATCTTCTTCAGAGAGAATGGTCACTTTTTATCAGTCGTCCAACCTTTCAAAAATCATATGAACATACCGGATGTCGGTGAGAGTCAATTTGGAATGTATTCCTTCTCACTTGATCCTGGTGACAGTAATCCAACAGGGCAGTTGAACATGAGCAGGATCATTCATCAAAAGTTTACCATCGAGTTTAAGGAACAGGACAGATATGTTGATACGAATCTCCCGGAGAATCCGCAGACGAGGGAGTATTCGTCCGAAGAGACTCAGATCCGTGTATACGCAATCAACTACAACATTCTATCATTCGATTCTGGGTTAGCTGGCTTAAAATTTTATTAATTGTCTTATATTAGTATGGCGGGGACTATTCAACTCGAGTCTAAAGGTCTTCTGGATTTATACACGACTCAAAACCCCGAGTTTACCTTTTTTAAAGAAAACTTCAAGAAGCATTCGAACTTTTCTTTACAATTTATCGACATTCCTTCTGATAAAGACGTAGAGTATGGTGAAATACACAGGTTCAATATACCGTATGACCACTGTGATGTTTTAAAAGGGGTCAACCTCATGTTTAGTTTGCCGGATATAGTATTGGCTGATGGAGTTGATGTAGAAAGAGACTACATATACGGTGAAGCGTGTAATTTCATAGACTACATCACCCTTTCTGTCGGTGGCACGGTTATACAACACATCACGACCGAATATTTGGATCTGTACGCAGAACTTGAATACCCAACTACGAAACAAGTCAACTTATTCGACCTGTCCATGAGAGATGTGAGTTCCCACCCAGCCGTAGTGAATAGTAGAATTTCAAAAACGAGACCTTACCCTAGACAGCTTGGTGGGGATGTTTGTATAGAGATTCCGTTTTACTTTCACAATCATCCAGAGCTCGCTCTACCAGTTTGCGCACTGACGAGACAAGAGATTGAAGTGGAGGTGAAGTTCCGCAACGTTGAGGAGTGCATATGCATTGTAAATAAACAAAGTGCGGGTTCCCCAAATCTCGAGGGTTTCCTTGGAGCCAATGTGGAAGACCTGGTCACCTATAAACCCTATGATTTGAGATTATCTACTGAGTGTGTATTTTTGGATCCTGTGGAGAAGATTAAAGTCATGAACCGTGAACATGAGTTTGCGATTACACAAATACAGTATAATGATGTGTTGGTGGACGAAGACGATGGGAATCAAAAACCAGAATTTAAGACTCGCCTGACTTTCACAAACCTGGTTCAGGAGCTGTATTTCTTTGTGTTGTACACGGAGAATAACGCGTTTGGTGGAACTTCAAACTATAATGAAATACCTATCATCTCAGATGGAGTCACTCAAATAGACCCGGCTTTGAGATACGAGCACATCAACTACGTGACACTCACCCTTGACGGTGAAGAAATTTTGGATGAGCACACAGGATCACCCCACTTTTTAAGGATTCTTCAGCCGAGACTCCATCACAGGAACACACCCATCACGAGGAGATTCTATTCTTATAGTTTCGCGTTGTATCCATACGAGAGTGACCCATCGGGCCACGTCAATTTTAGCGTTGTGAAAGAACCTATATTACACGGAAACTTATTCTCCAGTAAGCATGAGGTTGGCAATACTGGGAACTATGCTTGGCATAATAGACGTTTTCATATTCTGGCTAAAACGATGAACTTTGTCCGCATCAAAGATGGTATCATGTCACAAGTTTTTGATTACATGATTTAGTGAACAAGTTCTGTTTGTTGTTATAGATATAGTCGATGATGTTATTCTTGATACACCATTTGATGAAATTCAGTTGAGCGAGAGTAGTCTGAATTTCCTGAGATGATTCGGGGATCTGATAGGTAAATTTCTCAGCTCTGCAAAATGGATCGAACAG